AGATCGTGGAGGAGTACGCGATCGCGGCGCGGGAGCGCCTCGCGAAGGCGGCATTGTCATGAGTGACATCCCGAGCCTTTACGAGGTGCAGCTTGAACTCGCGCGCCGCGACTTGAGTGAGTACTTCGAGTTAGCGCGCGGCTTCCGGCCCGCGAGGCACCAGAGGCTCATCCTCAATACCCTGAAAACGTTCCTGGAGGACTGCTGGGATTCCCCACCCGGGCAGCATACGAAATTACGCGTTCTGAACATCAATCTTCCACCAGGGGCAGGGAAATCAAGTATCATTAGCGCTACTTTGCCGGCTTGGGCGCTCGGGAAGCGACCTCATGAGCGCATCGGTATCGTCAGCGCGCAAGGTACCCTCTCAGGCCTCTTCGAGAACACCATCAAAGCGGACATCGAGAACGGTGAAGTGTTCCGGCATTGCTTCCCGCAGAACGAGGCTCGCCCCGACAAAACGCGCGGTTGGGCGAAAGGCACCCTTTACCTCAAGGGCCTCCCTAGAGCGGAAGCGACACCCAGCCTGGTTGCGGCGGGCTTGTTCGGTAGCGTCATCGGTCGCCGCTTCACTATGCTCATCCTGGATGACCCGCAGGACCAAATGACGACCCGCACCGCTGATCAGCGGCAAATGAGCTGGAACTTCCTGGACGCTACCGTCCTCTCCCGCGTCATTCCAGGCAGCCCCGTCATTTGCGTGCAGCAACGCTGGCATGAGGATGACATTAGTGGCCGCCTTGAGCGCTTATACCAAGCGCAAGTCGTTAAAGTGCAAGCCCTCACGAGCGAAAAAGCGAGTTACTGGCCTGAAATGTACTCCCGCGAGTACCTAGAGCAGCGTCGCCTCGCTGAACCGCACATGTTCCAAGCGAACTACCAGCAGGAACCCGGCGTCGGTGACGGCGACATCTTCAAGAGGGAATGGTTCCGGTATTACGATATCGGCAGTGACGGCGCGTGCGTCGTGAATGACCGCTACCGCTTCAGCGCGGACAAAGGCGACCGCTACCAATCGTTCGATACCGCCTTCAAGAAAGGCGATGAGCACGATTACACCGCTTTCGTGGAGGGCGTCATCAACCCGGAGAACAATGACGTGTTCATCACTGACTTCTGGTGGGAGCGCTTAGAGTTCCCCGAGTTGGTAGCCGCCGCGAAGAACGCGTTCGATGCGCGTAAACCGAGAGCGGTGCTGGTAGAGGATAAAGCGAGCGGCACCAGCCTCGTGCAGGTCCTCCAGAAGCAATCTGGGGTGCCGTTAATCCCGATTAAGGTGGAGACGGATAAGGTCAACCGCGCTCGCGGCACGACAGGGTATCTTGAGGCGGGGAAAGTGTTCTTCCCGAGGAATCATCCTCGCGTCGCTGAGTTCGAGTCTTTCCTGACCGGGTTCCCTTTCCTCACGCATGACGACCCGGTGGATGCCTTCTCGCAACTGATGAGTTACGTCATCACGAAAGCGGGAAGCATCGAGTACGCTATCGGGTGAAGGGGGACGGCATGCCGATGAACGCCCGAATTGGGAAAGTGTACCCCAGCACCAAAGCTGGAAGGCAACCGCTGCTGTCCCGGTACGAGCACACGAAACCCGTCTGGAACGACTGGACGACGGAGCGCGCGAACCAGCATGGCCTCAAAGCCAGCGCCGTCGTGTACGCGTGCGTCAGGAAGTTAGCGACCGCCGCAGCGAGCGTCCCCTGGAAAGTGGAACGCAGAGAAGGCGGGAAGTGGCGCCCAGTCCCGAACCACCCCATCGAGGTGCTCCTCACGCACCCGAACCCCTTCATGGCGCGGCAAGACATCATCGAGCGCCTCACGCAACACCTGAACCTCGGCGGTAACGGCATTTGGCACATCGTCACCCGCGACGGCATGCCCGTTGAACTCTGGCCGCTCATGCCCGACCGCGTGAAACCCATTCCCGCGCCCCGCAAGTACATCAGTCACTACGAGTACGACATCGGGGACGGCCGCGTGCACAAGCTCCCCGCGAAAGAAATCGTGCACTTCCAATTCGCTGACCCGAGCAACCCCTACTGGGGCATGAGTCCCCTACAAGCCATCAGTAAAGTCGTGGACACCGACGTGGAGGCCGTAACCTGGAACAAGGTCAGCCTCCAAAACCGCGCTGTACCCGACGGCGTATTCATGATTAACAGCCCGAACGCCACCATGCAGCAATGGCAAGAAGCCCGCGATCAAGTCCGTAAACGCTACCTCGATAAAGGCCGCGAACCGTGGGTGCTCTTCAACGTTGATTACAAGCAAATGAGCCTCTCGCCGGTAGAGATGGATTTCCTGAACACCCGCAAGTTCTCCCGCGAGGAAATCGCGAGCGTCTTCGGTGTGCTCCCTATCTTGATCGGCGCGATGGACGGCACCACCTACAACAACATTCACGTAGCGAAACGAATCTTCTGGGAAGACACCATCATCCCGTACCTGGACGACATCAAAGACTCGCTCCGCCTCACGCTCCTCCCGTACTTCGATGCGACCGCGAACGATAACAACCTCCCGGACGAGTACCGCATCGTGTACGACCTCAGCAACATCGCCGCCCTGCAGGACAATTACGCGAAGAAGGTACGCAACGCGAAGCTCCTGTTCGACATGGGCATCCACATGCGGCAAATTAACGAGCGGTTAGAGTTAGGCTTCGAGGATGANGACATTCCCGAAACCGCCATCCGGCAAGTGGATGACGTTGATGGCGTAGGGGAAGTCGATCCGCTGGAGGAGGAACCGAAAGCGGCCGCCGTGAGCGTCATCGCTGAATCACTCACGCCCACGGTGCTCGTTTCCGCGCGGAAATGCGTGACAGCGGAAGAACCCTTACCCACCCTACTGGAAGCGCTAGAGCCTCTGAAGAAGCAGTTGGATACCGCGCACGCTTTCTTGAGTAAGGCGTTCCCATCCGAATCGCGGGTGAATACGGAACTGCAGGCGTTACTGTTCCTGCAGGTGATCGCGATGGAGGTAGCGCCGCTTCACGGGGCCTCCCTCACTGAACTCGCGGAAGACGCTATCGTGAGCCTGGTGCGTAAGTTCGCGAGCATGCAAATGCAGTTGCATCTGGAGGGAGCATGAACAGATACGGCGTAAGCATCCTGCAGGGTCCAGCCGAAATCAAGGACGTGGACGCCAAGCAAGGAATCGTCATTAGTTACCCCAGCACATTCAACGTCGTTGACAGCGGTAAAGACCGCGTCATCAAAGGCGCATTCAAGCGCACCATCAACTCCTGGGGGCCAGAAGGCAGCAAACGCACGAAAGTGCTCTTCAATCACGAACCCTGGAGCATCATCGGTAGACCCCTCGTGCTCCGTGAGGACGACTTCGGTCTCTACGCCGAAAGCAAAATCGTTCCCACCAACGTAGGCCGTGACGTGCTGCTACTCCTAGAGAACGAAGTCATCACGGAGCAAAGCATCGGGTACACGCCCGTGAAGCACGAAAATAACGAGGAAACCGGCGTTCGTGACCTTCAGGAAGTGAAACTGTACGAGTACTCATTCCTCGCGTGGGGCATGAATGAGCGCACGCCTATCGTGAGCATGAAACGCGAGCACGTGCTTGGTGACCTCGCGGTGAGCATGAAGCGCGTGGAGAGAGTCCTTCAGTCGGGGGAGTTCTCCACGGATGAGGTACCTGAGATGCTCACTCGCGTTCTCGCGCAGTGGCAGGAGGACGTGAAAGCCATGAGCGAGAGCGAAAGCACGCTCGTTGATCAACTCAAGGTTCATATTGATGTCGTGGATGTAAGCACACCGGAAGGCATCAGAAATGCTATAAAGAGCTTGGAGTCACTCCTGCCTCCGGACTCGCCTGAGGGCACTCCAGAGGATCGGGAATCGACGGAGAACGCGAGCGACTCGGCTGATAGCCACTCGGGAGCGTTAGAGAAGCTGTTAACGAAGGTGAAAGTCGTTAACGAGCGTGAAGACGCTGAACTCACCGCGATTCAACTCTTGCGGGAGTTCCAAAGGAAGTTGGCTACTCATGCCTGAACTCGATGCGGTTCTTGAGCAACTGGGCACCCAGTTCGAGAAGAACCACGATAACCTTAAAGCGCTCGTGCAGCAGCAGCAGGGTGAGCTGAAGAAGCACGGGGAAACGACCGCTACCACCGCTGAGGCGCTCACGAAAGCCACGGATGAGATGCGCGCCCTTCAGGAGGAACTGAAGAGCGTTCAGGCTCGCGTGGAGAAGTTCGAGACCGAAGGCTCACGCCTTGTTGGTGGTGAAAGCGACTCCATTGAAACGCCCGGTGAGGCGTTCATCAAGAGCGACGCTTATAAGGCGATGCTCACCAGGAACGGCAGCACCAGCGATCCCGTCGCGGTGAAGAGCTTCTACCAGAAGCAACTCACGAGCGATAACACGAGCGCTGGCCGCCTCGTGGAGCCATACCGCCGTCCCGGCATCGTGATTCCACCCGACCGCCCGCTCCGCATTCGTGACCTCATGACCGTGCAGGGCATCACCAGCAACGCCGTTGAGTACGTGCGCGAGATCGGGTACGCGAACGTGAAGACCACGGTCGCTACCCAAACCGATACCACCGACACGGTCATTACTGTCGCGAACGCGGAAGGCTTCGTCGCGGGTCATGACGTTTACATCGCGAACACCTTCTCGCGCACCATTGACAGCGTTGACTATGACGCGAACGAGATTACGCTCACCGCGCAGGTGGGGGCTGTACTGACGGTGGGTACGTTCATCACTAGCCGCTCCGCTCCGGATGCGGGCACTATCGCTGCTACGCCCGAAACGCTCATTAAGCCCGAAATGTACATCGCGTACGACCTGCAAACCGAAGCGGTGAAGACCATCGCGCACTGGATTCCCGCGTCCCGCCAGATCATGACTGACGCGCCGGTGCTCGCTGGCCGCATTAACGACCGCCTCGTGTTCGGCCTGAAGTTCAGCGAAGAGCATCACATCCTGTACGGGGATGGAACCTCCCGCCAGCTTGCAGGCGTTCTCACCGACACCGACCGCCAGACGTACAACTGGTCCAGCGGCACGACCGGTGACACGAAGGTTGACGCGATCCGTCGCGCTGTCACGCTCTCGCAGCTCGCTTACTACCCCGTCAACGGCGTGGTTCTCCACCCGAGCGACTGGGAAGACATCGAACTGCTCAAGGGCAGCGACGGTCACTACATTTGGGTCACTGTGCCCGACGGTGCGGGCAGCATGCGCGTGTGGAGCATCCCGGTTGTGGTTACCACCGCGATTAACGAGGGCGAGTTCGCGCTCGGCGCGTGGAACATGGGCGCCACCCTCTGGGATCGTGAGCAGGCCAGCATCCGCGTCGCGGAGCAGCACGATAACTTCTTCATTCGCAACATGGTTCTCGTGCTCGCTGAAGAGCGCCTCGTTCAAACCGTGGAACGCCCGGAAGCGTTCGTGCACGGCTCGTTCGATAACGCTCCAAGCTAAACGAAGTAAGTAACCATCCCGAACCGAGGGAGAAGCAGTCCGTAAGGGCTGCTTCTCTTTTCCCTCGCGTTCTATACTGCGTTCATGAAGCAGCCGCGTGCGGATAAGCGCTCTTTCATGCTGAAGCGTTTGTACGATTACGCCGCCTCACTCCCGTGCGCTCTCGCGTGGGGTAACCCAAGGGCTTCCTGTAGGGGGCGTCCAGTAGAGCTTCATCACGTGCGGGGTGGCGTGAGCGCCAAAACGGGGCAAGGGTTGGGGCGCCGGAAGGGGCACGCGATAGCTATCGTGGTGCCTTTATGCGCTGAGCATCACCGGAATGGCGCGGATAGCGTTCACGCTCATGGCGAGAGGGGTTTCGAGCTTATTCACGGGAAACCGGATGGGTTCCTGCTGTCGGTAGCCGCGAGCGTGTTAGCGGCGTTCGTTTCTGGGGAGGGCGCATAGCGTGGTTGTGTTCACGGCGATTTTCGGTGATTACGATAGGCCCGTTAAGCCTTTGCATAGGGGGGAGTGCCGTCATGTGTTGTTCACGGATAGGAATGTGAGGGCTG